AAATTAGTATGAAAGTAACTGAGAAAGAATCAATAATTTGGGCAAGTGGGCATTATTTGACTAATCATTTGCCGAATAATTACGACGAGTGGGAGGAAGAGGAACTTGATAGGTTTTTAGAAGATAACGCTTGTTTTATGGTTGAGGAGGCTTCCCCTAAATACATTTGGGAATACATAGACAGTTTAGCCTATGACTTTAGAGGCACTGTGAATAAACAAAAGGTATTACCTTAATGAAAAGAGTTAGAACTAGAAATATCTTTGCTCGTTTAGTGCGATCACCTTTTTATCGTCAAAGAGTTGTAAAGAATAAAAAGAAATATGATCGTAAGAAATTTAATAAATCAGATACTATGTATAGAGATGGAGATAATACCTGATGGGTAAATATAAGAAACATACTTATAGGTTTGTTGGTACTCATCCTATATTAAAATATGGTGAATACTATACAACTAAACAGTATGCTGAAGCTATAGGTATGTCTGTAGAAACTATTAGGAATAGGTTTAAAAGACATACAGAAATTACTAATGTAACATTACATCCTGCTAGTACAGCTACAGGTAACAGATGTGAAACTAAGACGGAGGTGTTTAGTCAAAAATGGCTACGAAAAACGATAGTATAAAAGTAGATTGGGTTGGTCTAGGAATTAAATTAATACTTGAAGGTAAAGATTCTGAAGCCGTTAAAGCATTTCAAAATGCATATAATACATTTGAGGAAAAGTATAATGAAAGAGAAAAATCTGAGTCGTTACATAATGTCTCAAATACCAAACAATGAAGAAGGTAAATTCTTAGTCTACTTAATGCAGAAATATTTAAATCGTGATAGATATTCTATGCGTGTTAGAGGTCAAGGTTTAATTGAAGGTGCTGATTGGAGGAAGTATACTAAAGGCGCACCTCTTGATAAATCTACACATCTTAGAGTTTATATAAATGATAAACTTTATAAGCATAAAAGTCCTACATCTTGTGGTATTAGTTCTTGGAGAGATGCTGTATGACTAAATGTAAATGCGGTAAAAGAGCAGATGTAAAAGAAGATAATAAATATTATTGTTCTAAATGTTGGATTAAGTATAGATTTATTTGGTTTAAAAAAAGTTTGCAAGCTAAACGAGGTTTTAAAAATGAAAACTTATATTCATGTTAATCAACATAAGATTAGATCAAACTTAAAGAATAAAGTTAAAGAACCTGTTATAACTGTAAAACGTGGTAAAGAAAATACATATTGTCACAGTGTTAAGATACTGGGAGAATGTGAAGTCATTTCTAGCAAGACAGATAAACCTATTTTATCTTGTGGTGCTAGAGTCGTAATCGTAACTAAAGGAGAAGTAGTATGTCAAACGTAATAACAATGTTTAATAATAATTCACACATTGATGCACTTAGAGCTAATGGATATGGAGATGCAGGTTTTGATATTGATACTGTACCTCTTTATTATGATGTAGTAGCTTATAATGGTATAAGCACTGCTGGTTGGCAATCTAGTAAGTATGCTACTTATCGTACTGATACAGGTGAAGAGCTAGGTGTTCATGGTGACAGCTATAGGGCAGTACGTCCTGCTGCTATGATAGATACTTGTCGTGATATCTTAGAGCGTTCAGAATTTAACCTCAATGGAATCATAGAAGATATCAGAACAAGTCATAATGGATCTAGGACTTTTGTAAAGTACACCTTACCTGAGATGACGTATAAAACTGGGGATGGTGATGATGCATCTCTTAGTTTGTTAGCAATTACTAGCTTTGATAGCACTTGGCCTTTTATGATTAGTGCAGCAGCTACACAATCAGCTTGTTTAAATCTTCAAGTTTTTACTACAGGTGAAGTTGCAGTCTATAAAACTAGGCATACTAAAAGTTTAGATTTAGATGCAGGTTCTCGTATACTTACTAATGCTTTAGATATCTTTAGTAATGAAAGAGAGTTGTGGTTAAACTGGCAAGATAAGATATGTACAAGTGAAAGAGCTTTTGTTCACTTTGCGGATGCTTTAAAATCTAATACTGCCATAGAATTATTTAAAGAGCATAATGATTTTCATTTATCATTATTGAAAATGCCTCGCATCAATAATGCTTTAACATATCTTTGTAATGCATGGGAGATTTATAGTCAGCGTCTAGGTTATAATTACTGGGCTTTATATAATTGCTTTACCGATTGGGCTACTCATGCTCCAGTTAGCGTAAAGAGTTCACATAATAAAGCAGCTATTGAAACATCTAGACAAACAACTATACGCAAACATATTCAAAATGATAAGGACTTTAGGATTGCAGCATAATGACAATCATATTATTCGGGATGCATCTATCACTAAACCTAAGAAACGGATTCGGCCTTGATGTTGAGGCCGCTTCCGCTAGGCCGATATGGATAACAGATAATTTAGGACACTCAAGATTTGCAGTTTTTGATGGACTAGTTATCTGTATACCATTTTGTACAATAACTTATGGTTCAGTATATGAGGAGTGATAATGCAAAAATTAATTGGGGATCTTACATCCCTTCCAGTAACTGAAATATTAACAGGAGTAATTATACTTATGGTTTGTTTTTCATTTATAGCGTCATTTGGAGGTATGGTGTGAGTGCATTTGGAGAATGGATGTGTAGCGATACACCATCTCAAGAAGCAAATCTTATTGCTAAAGCTGTTGATTTGGTTACTAAAAAAGGAAAAGTTTTAAGTCAAGTTTGTTCTAAATATAATTTATGTGAAAGAGATGTAGTTTCTTTTATAATTGAACAAACTGAATATGAAACTTATAATACGGTAACAGAACAACTTAGTAATAAAAAACATGAAGAACTTTTTTAAATATGTATGGAGACTGTGGGCTTTAAGTCTAGGTGAACGTGCTTCTAAAAATAACCGGGAGGCAGATATGGTGGCTTTAATTAGAACTATATTTGCCTTCATTAATTTAGGGACTTGTATTTTAATTGCCAGCAATATTCTAATAGGTTGGGAAATACTATAAAAAAGTCTTGACAACTTCTAAATCAGAGTGTAAACTCTACAATTCAACTTAACTTAACTCATATTGGAGGATAAAAATATGCCTGTATTAGAAGGTACAGCTTACTATGCACACGTTACAATGCCTAACACTAGGTTTGAACCATGTTATAGTGTAAACTTAGTAGTAGATGATGAAACTGCTGATAAGTTTAAATCAGAAGGCTTCTCTGTTAAAGAGATAACAGATATAGGAAAAAATTCTATAGTAATAAAGCGTAAGGTTTCTATGCCTAACGGTTCTACTAGAGAAGCTCCTCGTCTTGTAGATCGTAATAAGAATCCTTTAGATGTAACTGTTGGTAATGGATCTAAAGTAAAGGTTCAGTATCGTGTGTGGGAAACTGATAATAAGTATGGTTCATTCAAAGGACTAGATTTTCAGGCTATGCAAGTATTAGATCTAGTAGAAGTAGGAGGTGTTGATGGCTCTGAGTTTACTGCTGAAGATACTAATATGGAGGATGAATTGTAATGTCAACAACTTCTAGAACATATACTAAAGATGATGTAACTTATTCAGTAGATAAATTATCTTCTGAAGCTCAAAGCATCTTTAATGTTTTAGTTGCTGCTAAAGGTAATGTAGAAAAAGCCTCGCTGGAGTTAGCTCTGGCGAGAGCTTCTGTTATTACTTTGGTGGATAACTTAAATAAACACTTAGATGATACTGCTTTAATTGCAGATGATGTAGGTCATCCATAATGAGGATTAATCATGGGATTTATCAAGCACAACCTCCCTTGTCATTCTTGCGGAGGAAGCGACCCAGTAAGTCTAAACGACAATGGGTCTGCTTATTGTTTTAGTTGTAATACATATTTTAGAAATTATAGTACATCGGAAGTACACTTAGATACAGTAAAGGATATTAAAACGTATCAAAGAAATAATAAATTAGAGGACAGTGCGTTGGAATTTAGAAGTTTAGAAGAAGCACCCTCTAAATCTTTTAATGCTTTATCAGATAGATCTATATCTTTAAACACCGTTAAGTTCTATGGTGTTAAGTCTACTAAAGATGCTGCTGGTGCTATTCAAGAGCATTACTATCCATATTATAACGGTCACGAATTAGCTGCCTTTAAGGTAAGAAAAGCTAATAAAGATTTTTATTGGTCTGGATCTTCTAAAGATACAGGTTTATTTGGACAAAATCTTTATAGAGAAGAAGGTAAATTTATTACCTTAACAGAAGGTGAGTGCGATGCTATGGCAGCTTATGAACTATTGGGATCTAAGTGGGCTTCAGTTTCTATTAAATCAGGAGCAGCAGGAGCAGCTAAAGATGTTAAAAATAGTTTAGAGTTTTTAGAATCGTTTGAGTGTGTCGTTATTAATTTTGATAATGATAAAAATGGTAGGGAAGCTGCTTTAACAGTAGCCAAATTATTTACTCCCGGCAAAGCTAAAATACTTACATTACCTGAAGGCTTTAAGGATGCTAACGATGTATTAAAGCAAGGCAGACATTCGTTATATGTTAATGCTTTCTGGGATGCTAAAATTTATACTCCTTCAGGGGTTCTTAATTTATCAGATCAATTAGATGAATACCGCAAAGCTAGAAAAGAAAAGAAGGATGCCATACCTTATCCGTGGAAAGGACTTAATTATAAGTTGGAAGGTTTAAGGTCAGGAGAGCTTGTAACTCTTACAGGTGGAACTGGTCTTGGTAAATCATCAGTAACCAGAGAGTTAGAACACTGGCTTATAAATACAACAAAAGATAATGTAGGTATTATTGCGTTAGAAGAAAACTGGACTAGAACTGCTGAAGGTATTATGGCAATAGATGCTAGTATTAAATTACATCTTGATAGTGTTAAATCTAATTATACTGATGACCAACTAGATGATATTTTTAAGAAAGTCTTTTTAGGTGAAAACAAAGGTAGAGTATGGATACACGCTCATCATGGTGTAAATAATATTGATGATATATTTAGCAAACTAAGATATATGATTATCGGTTTAGATTGTAAGTGGATAGTTGTAGATCACTTACATATGTTAGTGTTATCTGTTAATGATAACGATGAACGTAAGTCTATCGATAATATAATGCTTCGTTTAAGAACTTTAGTAGAAGAGACAGGGTGTGGTATGATCTTAGTATCACATCTTCGTAGGGTGGATGGTAACAGAGGCCATGAGAACGGCATAGAAACAGGTCTATCTCATCTCCGGGGTAGTCAGGCTATAGCGCAACTAAGTGATTGTGTTATTTCTTTAGAGAGAAATCAGCAATCAGATGATCCTATTGAAGCGTCTACGACAAAAGTTAGAGTTCTTAAATCTAGATATACTGGTGATGTAGGAGTAGCCACTAGATTATTTTATTGTTCCAATAGTGGCAGATTAAATGAGATAGATCATCAAGATATAGATGAGCTTCAGTTATGAATATATTAATAGATATAGAAGCAAATGGATTTAAACCTACTAAGATATTTTGTATTGTTTGTTTAGATGTAGATACTGGTGAACTTAAAACTTTTGAGGTTGATAACATTGAAGAAGGTGTAAAATTTATTCAAAGCAGCAGTAAACTTATTGGTCATAATATTATTGGGTACGATATACCTGCCATAGAAAATATTTATAAGATAGATCTATCACATTTAAAAATAGTAGATACATTAGTGTTATCTAGATTATTTAATCCTACTAGAGAAGGAGGACACGGTTTAGAAAACTGGGGGCATACTCTTAATTTCTCTAAAGGTAACTATGGTAATAAAGAAGATGCTTGGGATTTTTATACTAAAGAAATGTTAGAGTATTGTATACAAGATGTTCTTTTAAATAAAAAAGTCTACGATCATTTAAAGATTGAAAGTAGAGGCTTTTCACCTAGCTCAGTTAAATTAGAACACAGTGTAGCTAAGATTATAAATACTCAGAGGCAAAATGGTTTTATGTTAGATGAGGAGAAAGCTTCTAAATTATTAGCACACCTTCAAGAAAAGTTAGTTGCTGTTGAAAAAGAAGTACATAAAACTTTTAAACCTAAAGTCAACACTATCAAACTTACGCCTAGATATACAAAGACAGGGATGATAGCTAAAACAGCTAGTAGCTCAGAAGATAAAAATTTTAGACTTACTGATTATGAATATAAACTGATGTTAAGAAATAAAGTTGTTACTCGACAAATAGTAACTCCTTTTAATTTGGGATCTCGCAAACAAATAGGTGAATATCTAATTAATTTTGGATGGAGACCTAAAAAGCGTACACCTACAGGACAACCTATAGTTGATGAAAGCACTTTAAGTAAGGTAAAAAATATACCACAAGCCGCTATGATTGCAGAGTATTTAATGTTGCAAAAAAGAATAGCTCAAGTTTCAAGCTGGATGAAAGAAGTAGACCCGGATACAGGAAGAGTGCATGGTTATGTCAACAGTAATGGTGCTGTTACATCTAGGATGACTCATAGCCACCCTAATATGGCACAAATTCCTAGTATTAATTCACCTTATGGTAAAGATTGTCGAGCTTGTTGGGCAGTTCCTGAAGGTTATAAACTTGTAGGTATAGATGCATCTAGTTTAGAACTACGAATGTTAGCACATGAAATGAATGATGAGGATTATACAAATGAAATACTTAACGGAGATATTCACACCACTAATCAAAACCTTGCAGGACTTGAATCAAGATCTCAAGCAAAGACATTTATATATGCACTCCTCTACGGAGCAGGAGATGCAAAGCTTGGAACAGTGGTTGGAAGAGGCAGAGAAGCAGGTAAACAACTTAGAGAACGCTTCTTTGCTAGTCTCCCATCATTTAAAGCTCTTAAGAATAGAATTTCAAGAGAAGCGTCAACTGGATATGTTAAAGGATTAGATGGACGTAAACTTACTGTACGTAGTGAACACGCTGCTTTAAATACTTTATTGCAGGGTGCAGGTGCTATAGTTATGAAGGAAGCACTTACTATTTTTAATACTAAATTAAATAAAAAGAATTTAGATGTTAAGTTTGTTGCAAACGTACACGATGAATGGCAGTTAGAAGTAAAAGAAGAGCAAGCTGATGAAGTGGGAAGATTAGGAGTATTAGCAATTAGAGAAACAACATGTTCTTTAAATCTTAAGTGTCCTTTAGATGGAGAATATAGTGTCGGAAATAATTGGGCCGAAACTCACTGAATCGCGTAAAGGAGATCTAGCAGAATTTTACGCTGTAACTTGGTTATGGGATCAAGGTTATGAAGTATTTAAAAATGCTGCTAGTCAAGGGCCAATAGATATTATTGCTTTCAAAAATGGTAAAACTTTTTTAATTGATGTTAAAACTATTAAAATATCTGGCAGCGGTGCAAAACGAACTAAACTACAAAAAGAATTGGGTGTCATATTAATATCTTTTGATAGACAAACAAGGAAATTAGCATGGGTAAACCATCAGAACTAATACCGTTTAAGTTAGTTAATATCACAGGTAAAGATATTGATAGAGCTACTAGACTTCATTTTGAAATGGGAGAACTTAAAAATTCTATTTCTAAAGGGAGGGGAAATATCTATGGGTTTTTAGGTGAAATTATTACTTCAGATTTTTTTAATGTAAAATTATCTAACACTTATAATTACGATTTTATTTTAAATGAAAAACGAATAGATGTTAAAAGTAAAAAAGTTAATTCTGTTCCTAGACACAATTATGAATGCTCAGTAGCAGGTCTTAATACAAGACAAGAATGTGATTATTATATTTTTACTAGAATTATGGGTGACTTAAAGAGAGGTTGGATCTTAGGATACATACCAAAAAAAGAATACTTTAAAAAAGCTACATTTTTAAATGCAGGACACGTTGATCCTAATAATGGATTTAAAGTTAGATCTGCCTGTTATAATTTAGAAATAGGTGAACTCAATAATATTGAGGAACTCCTATGAGTAATAAATCTTTAGATACTTTAATAGAAGATATCTATGAACCTTTAGAAAATCTATCTAAAGGAATACCTTTACCTTTATCTGAAGAAGATATTGATATAGCTATGCAAGGTATTAAAAATGCTATTATGCATTGGGCTTTTCCTGAAGAAAGAAACAAAGAGTTTTCTTTACGAATGTCTAATATTGGAAAGCCTGAACGTCAACTTTGGTTTATTAAAAGAGATAATGAAAACAAAGAAACAACACCATCTACACAAATTAAATTTTTATATGGTCATATCTTAGAAGAAATATGTTTAATGCTTGTTCGATTATCTGGTCATAAAGTTACAGATGAACAAAAGGAAGTTACTGTAGATGGTATTACTGGACACATAGATTGTAAAATTGATGGCGAAGTAGTAGATGTTAAGACCGCTTCTAGATTTTCTTTTCTAAAGTTTGCTAAAGGAACTTTATCTGAAAATGATAGCTTTGGTTATCTAGCACAACTAGCAGGATATGAAGAAGCAGAAGGTACAAATAGCGGAGGCTTTTTAGTTTTTAATAAAGAATCAGGAGAGCTTTGCTTATATCGTCCAGAAGATATAGAAAAACCAAATATTAAAACTAAAATTAACTCTGTTAAAAAAGCAGTAGTTCTTGACACAATGCCAGATCTATGTTACCGTCCTGTACCTGATGGTAAAAAAGGTAATATGAAGTTACCTAAAGATTGTACGTGGTGTAAATATAAGTTTGAGTGTCATAAAGATGCTAATGATGGTGAAGGTTTAAGAGTTTTTAAATATGCAAATGGTCTTGTATATTTAACTCACGTAGCATCTGAACCTGAAGTAGAAGAAATATTATGAATAATAAAAAATCTAAAGCAATTAGAAATCAAACTACATCTATCTTAGTGGAGTGGATGCATTCTTTATTGTCTGAAGAAGAAGCCCTTAAAATTACATCTTCTAATGTATATCAATATCTTCCCAAACAAAAATATTATGTAACCCGGAAGACAACATACCTTAATTCGTACCACCCTAAATGGGTAACTAAACATATTAAACAACTTTTAAGAATAAATCCTAAACTAAAAATAAATAAAATAGATCTCAATGTAATTAAAGAAAAGATTGGATCTTAAATTGAAAGTTGTAAAAATAAAAAAACCTCGTAAGCCACGAGTGCCTAGACCTAAAAAATCTAAAGAACTAGTTGGGTATGATTCTACTTTTGAATTTGAATTACATCAAGGTATTCTTGATCAATGGGAACATCATCCACATACTATAGATTATACAGTCGATCATAAATACTATCCTGACTTTGTTAAAGTCATAGATGGTAAAACAATTCTATTAGAAGCTAAAGGAAGATTCTGGGATTACGCAGAATTTAATAAATATGTTTGGATAAAAAAAGCTTTACCTGAACATATGGAATTAGTGTTTCTATTTGCTAATCCCAGTGCAGCAATGCCTCAAGCTAAAAGAAGAAAAGACGGAACTAAACGAAGTCATGGCGAGTGGGCTACTGCTAATGGTTTTGTTTGGTACAGTCGTTACAGTATTCCTGATGAATGGATAAATGTTAAAAATAAAGAGGAACTTGAAAAATGAGCGAATATACTTTAACAATGGGTAATGGTGCTAATGATGATAAAATGATATATGCACATACTGATGGTGGATGGGATAGAGCTTCAGATGCGATTACTGAGGCTGTAGATCATCCCCCACATTATAATAAAGGTGATATTGAAACTATAGATTATATAGTAGATGTCTTAGATACTCATGGTGCTTTAATGTATTGTCATGGCAATGTATTAAAGTACACTGGATCTAGGTTATTTAGTAAGGGTAAGACTATAGAGGATGCAAGAAAAGCTATTTGGTATTTAAATAAAATAGTAGAACTGTTAGAAAAGAAAGGAGAGTAAAATGGAAGAAGTAATTATTAGAATAGATAGCGAAACTATAGGTACAGATGGGCCAGATAAGCAGCTTTTAGGTAGGCTTAGTATTCTTAATTATCACGAAGATGACTTTCAAAAAAAACTTAATGCTGTTACAGATTCATTAAGAGACATCTATGAAGGTTATATAGATGGTTCTATAACTATAACTGTTATTAATAAATTTGAACACGTTAATGTATAAGGAGTTGTGATGGATAAATATCAACAGTTTATTCATAAGAGTCGTTATGCTCGTTGGATTCCTGAAGAGAATAGGCGAGAGACTTGGAGTGAAACAGTTAGTCGTTATGTATCTTTCTTTGAAGATAGAGGACAGATAACTAAAGAAGAATCAGCCCAGTTATATAACGCTATACATAATTTAGATGTTATGCCCTCTATGCGATGTATGATGACAGCAGGTGAAGCTCTTAAACGAGATAACGTAGCAGGGTTTAACTGTAGTTATTTACATATAGATAGTCCTAGATCTTTTGATGAGCTTATGTACGTTCTTATGTGCGGTACTGGTGTAGGCTTTAGCGTAGAAAGAAACTTTATAAATAAACTTCCTACAATAGCTGAGACATTCCATGATACAGAAACTACTATTGTAGTGGCTGACAGTAAGATAGGATGGGCATCTGCTTACCGGGAACTAATAAGTTTATTATATGCAGGTAAAATACCTAAATGGGATATGTCTAAGATTAGACCTGCTGGATCTAGACTTAAAATATTTGGTGGTCGAGCTAGTGGCCCTGAGCCTTTAGATGATCTATTTCATTTTACTGTAGGAATATTTCAAAAAGCAGCAGGTAGACAACTTAATTCTATAGAGTGTCACGATCTTTGTTGTAAGATAGCAGATATAGTTGTAGTAGGTGGAGTAAGACGTTCAGCCCTTATAAGCTTATCAAACTTATCAGATCCTCGTATGGCTAAAGCTAAATCAGGTCAGTGGTGGGAAACAGAAGGGCAGCGTAGGCTTGCTAATAATTCTGTAGCTTATACAGAAAAACCAGACTTTGAAGCTTTTCTTAGTGAGATGCAAACCATCTACGAAAGCAAAGCAGGTGAAAGAGGTATCTTTAGCAGGATAGCTGCACAGAAAATAGCAGGAAAAAATGGGCGTAGAGATCCTGATAAAGACTTTGGCACTAATCCTTGTAGTGAGATTATACTTAGATCTAATCAGTTCTGTAATCTATCAGAGGTAGTTGTAAGATCTAAAGATACTACAGCAGATCTAAAAGAAAAAGTTCGTATAGCTTCTATTATAGGCACACTACAGGCCACACTTACTGACTTTAGATATCTTAGAAATATGTGGAAACGTAATACAGAAGAGGAGGCATTATTAGGAGTAAGTCTTACAGGTATTATGGATCATCCAGTATTAGGAGGAAAGAATCCTCAAGCACTAGAAAGAGTATTAAAGGAGCTTAAAGATGTTGCAATCGCTACTAATAAAGTTTGGGCAATTAGACTTGGAATTAACCAATCAGCCGCTATTACTTGCGTTAAACCAAGCGGCACTGTTAGTCAGCTTGTTAATTCTGCTTCTGGCATTCATCCTCGTTTTTCAGAACATTATATTAGAAGAGTTCGGAGCGACAAAAAAGATCCTCTTGCTGTGTTTATGGCTAATAGTGGCTTTCCCTTTGAGCAAGATGTTCACTCACCAGAA